AAGACATTCTTTGACGATCACCTCAACCGCGACCTGCTTGACGAATACCAAATCCTCAAAACAACAAAGACCACCTACCTTGTTTGGCTAGATCAGCACGGCGCGTTGGAACTTCTGAATGACGCGAACTATTACGCCAGCGAAAGTTCATACATGGGTGCGGAATATCGCGCGCTCGGACAATCAGCAAAAGCAACAGCGGCGGCAGTGATCAAACAAATGACAGCCCAGGGTTATAAGTTCCCTGCATAGATCCCCCCAAAGCAAAAGCCCACCGAACCGCAATGGCTCGGTGGGCTTTTGTATTTGTATTTAAGCGTAAGTGCCTGAAGCCTTAGCGTTCTGCAGCGTCACCTTGATTGGTGAGTAACCAGCCGAAGCACCAGCATCAGTGGTGTTAGCCATTGCCTTGTAAGTGACCGCAAGTTCAATGTATTCCTTGCTGCGTTCAATCTTGGCGACAGTGAACGCTGCCTTGCTCATGTGCAACTGGATCGCCTGGGTTGTTGCCCCGGTGCCATGTGACCATGCAATGTCAAGCGCAGGCTTTGTGTTCTGCAGGTACAAGTTCAACTCGGTGTCGGATTCAAGAACCAGCGTCATCGCGCCGGACACCATTAACGCTCCAGCGAACAACTGGTAAGGGCGTTGGTTTCCGTCAACTGTGTAGATTGGATCCACCGCGCGCGTGATGGTGCAGTTACCTTCTGACATCAAGGTGCTGGTCGTTCCGTTGATCGTGGTGACACCTTCCCAGGATGGGGTAGCGGTGACAGTGCTGAACGATGGGGTTGGGTTTGCAGCCGTAGCGGATTGGTATGCCTTGCACTTTGCGGTGTAAGTAAGCAACTGGTCAGCGGTGAACTTGAAGTCAACCGATTCAAATTGTGCGCCAGCAAAACGGCGAGTAGAAGCCGTGCCGAGTGAGTAGTAATCCGACAGTGTAAATGTCACAGGTTGACCATTAGTGGATTGGCTATTCAATGTTGAAATGGCGTGAGTGAACGGTGCGACAGATCCAGTGGTTACAACATCACCCAAAACTCCGGACAACAAATAGCCGATGGTGTCTGCATACACATCGCCACCGATCTCAACCTCCGAGTAAATGTTTCCCTGGATCACATCGTATTGATCAACCATTGAACCGCGCAGCCCCTTGTCGTCAAGATAGGTGATGCTGTCTAATACCGACAGGCTGGTGTACGGAATGAAATCCGTAGCAGCAACTGCCGTAGGTGCGGAACCAGCCGTAGGGCGTGTTTCTTTCGCAATGCCTAAATAACTCCTTGACTTTGCAATCGCCATGTCATTCACCAACCTTTGTGTCGTCTGCTTCCGCAGGGTTTTCAATTACCGTTTCAACAACGGAATCATTCGGAACTGTTATTTTGTCGCCAGCCTTAGCCTCAATGCCAAGAGTAGGAAACACTCGGTCATCACTAACTGTAATTTTCATGTCGTTAACCATTCTGATACTTCAAACTCAACTGCGCCCCAAATCTCAACCGAGCCGTCATTTAGTGTGCGTGGTTCACCATACTCTCCCTGGAGATACTTTTCACCTGCTTCAAATACCACATCCGGTGCCTGGTTCAAATAACGATCCGCACGAAGTTTGGCTTTGATGTTGTCAATCACGGTGTCAAAGTCAGCCATTGCATCCTCGGAATGTTTCTGCACCGAATGTAGATACACCTCCAGCCTGACGCGGTAATGCACCCACTTTTTACCCGAAGTTGCGCCACCCGTTGCGCGGCGTTCTTCATCCTCGGAGATCAGCGAAACAATTCCAACCGCACCCGACTTAGTTCCGGCAGGCTGCCCATAACGGAACCAGGTGCCTTCAATACGCTTGGGGTGTGCGGTAAAAACTTTATTAAGTCCGGACACTGACGGTGCCGCAAAGTAGGTAGCCACCGCGCTGCGGATTGTGGCTCTACTCATCGGATGCGCCTGTACGGTTCCAGGATGTTGATGGCGGCGGTGTAGTCACTCATCACCGTTGGGTTCTTGCTGAGGATCTCGGTAGGCGTAAACGATAATCCTGACATCACTACGGAGGCGTTGCCGCGAGACTTCAGCAGCACATTGGTCATATAGATCGCAGCAAGTTTGATTGCCGGAGGAAGGGCAGATACGGACACGCCAGCCGCGTGTGCGTATGCAGTGGGGCTAACCAGCGGAAGTGACCCTGCACCCCTGGCAGGCGTAAAGGTGGAAGCCACTTTAAGAATTTCGTTGTAAGCCCCGTCATACACCTGAAACTGCTGATTGGGTACAAACCCCGTCAGATCACTTACAGACACGCTAGACGCGCTTACAGAGGCACTGGAGGCAAGCAGGGTGTTGGCGTACCCATTGACATAAGTCATGGAAACCATCACCTCGCGGTTTGTGGTGTAAGGCGGCGAAAACTGAATCGCGGAAGTAAAAAAACCAGCCTGCCCGGTGATCGGGAACATGACGGTTTGCGGTTCAATCCACGCGGTTGTCGGATCCAATGTGGTGAGCGCATTGGGAAACACACCCACCGAAGCGGAAACAACTTCCACAATGGGGCTAAATCGGGGGTGAACTTTCAAGAAACCATCGCGCGAGATCCTGGCGCGGAAGTTGTCGGTGTCCATAGTTGCCGCCAAAACTTGATTGCAATGTGCGTCAATCCAGGAAGAAGCGCGCGCGATCTCATTTGCCAATTCCACATCGTTGATGGCAGTTGTTCCACCACCAACTAAGTCATCAACATCAGTTCCAGTTGGGGCTTGTTTGTATTCCGTAACTGTTATGTACGGAGTAGAGAAAAGCGGCGAGATGGTTGTCACTTGTTGTGTCACTATCTCGCCGCCTTTCCGCTAATCATTCGTTCGGTCTTTTCATTTTTTCAGAACCACACTTACCACAAACTTTGAAGTAACCGTGAAAGTAACAATCCTGACAGATCCAACCTACCGCTTTTGCAAAACCGCCGGCATTGGCTTGCGTATATCCTGCCGCCTTTAATGCTTTCGCATCAGCGTCATTCACACGCACCGTGCCGTCTTTACCCATTGTGTAAAGGCGACTGCCGACTTGAGTTTCAACCACCGTTCTGTCCGGTGGAACCATTCGTTTCATTTAACACTTTCCCAACGAAGTGTTGAACCGTTCGGATCGGATGGGGCTTTCCGAACGGTTCAACTCGCTTGCAGTTATTAGGCTGCGATGCCTGTGATTGAACCACTCCATGCTGGTGCGTATGCAGCGAAGCCGCCGTACCAGTACGAAGATGTTTCGTATTCAAATTGAGTTACAGGCCAATTGATTCCTGTGTAATCAACTGCGTTGACAACACTCCACAAGTTGCTGACATTGCTGTTCGGGATCGGAAGGTTGTACGACATGATCGCTGAGTTTCCTTGTGGCATCCAGGGGTGAACAACCATGTCAACGATCTTGCCGGTTGATTCGTTCTGAATCGCGGTGATCACTGAACCAAGAACAACATCACCTGTTTCCGATTGCTGAACTTGCAAACGGTAGTTGGTGCTGCTGTTGTTCTTCAACAATTCGCTCAAGTTCTTGCGGTCAATCGCTGACATCAAGATCTCATCCGGATCTGCTTTGACATTGTTATACATCGCTGCAAAAGCCGTCTGATACTCGGCACCAGGGGCGGTTCCGTTAAAGCCACTGTTGAGGTTGGCGGTGTATCCCGATACTGCTGGGTTTGTGAGGTAAGCCATGATTCCGTCATAGCCGTTTGCAACTGCTGAAGTATCTGCTGCGTGGTTGCCTGCGTTGTCGCCAGTTGTAGGAAGTGTTCCCTGAACTGTGAACAAGCGTGAACCTGTACGACCACCGTAGAAGCAAGATGCTGCTGCTACTGCCGCTGCGCCCGATGCTACATACACCTTGTAACCAAGTGCGCCTGTGACTGCCGAGACAGTTACATCAACTACTTGACCTGCGGTAAGTGTTGCGGAAACAGTCTGAGCCGAAACAACTGATTCACCAAATGCGCCTGCATCGGTTGTTACAAATACGGTCACCTTGTTGGTCAAGCCAAGTGCGGTTTCGCCTGCTACTGCTGCACGAGCCGTAAGGGTAACTGTTGCTGGTGCAGCAAGTGCGCCCGACAAACCAGTTGAAGTACCACGACCCATAAGAAGCATTTTTTCTTCCATCAACATTGAGGAGAAAAGAAGCGACTGAGCCGACAATGCGCGAGGATCAAAGCCTGTACCTGCATAGTTCGCTGCCCAAGACACGGAGTCCGAAAGGCTGAACTGGAAGTACGGAGCGATTTGATCGTCACCGGCGTATGAGATTTTAGATCCGCGAGCAAGGTACAAAGCGTTTGCTGCGCCGGCAGGGGCGAAGTTGTTTTGTGTTGTTTCGCTGATTCCTGGGTGAATGTTCGTTGTTCCACCTGTTCCTGAACCCGTGATACCTGTGATGCGCTTGTAACGGCGTGCGGTACCTTGTCCCTTTTCACGAGGCAACTTGTTGCGCAGTGGAGTTGGGCGTGGTGCAAGGAACTTTGCAGGTGCTTCAAGGTCAAACGGTACAAGACCAGTGCCGATAGGCGAACCAGTTGTAACGCCGTTACCTACGGTGATGTCCTTCAAGATCTCGCGCTGTGCGTTGATCTGTGCGGCAATGCCTTCCGGATTGAATGATTTGTCAATCGCTGGATTTGAAGAAGCGATAGAAGATGCTTCAAGCGACTTGGCAAGTGCTTCAGCAAAACCCTCGCTACGAAGAGCAAGTTCTTTCGCGTCTTTAGTTCCGAAGATTTCAGATGAGTTTGTGGTCATTGGATTGTCCTTAATGATTTAGAGGTTTGATTCAATTTCAAGAGCCAGGCTCAAGAAACCTTTTTGCAACATTGGATCTGTTGCCGACATGGCTTTTGCACGGTAGTCAGCAGCCTTGTCAATTTGTGCTGTGTCCACCACTTGTGGTTTAACAGCCATACGCATTGCGCCTGCCGCTGGTGCCTTTTCAACTACTGACACACGCTCTGCAACCTCTTGCACAGACTTTGCGATGTCCTCTGTTGTTGAAATGCTCTTTAGCAGTTCTGTGTATGTCTCGGTGAGAACGGTAATGCTTTTTTCAACGGCGATCAACTGGTCTGAGATTGCTTCAAGTGATTTGCCAGCAACACCGGCGACACCACCCTCGCGCGATGATTCTTCACCGATCTCTTGCGATGATTCTTCACCGATTGCCTGAGATGATTCTTCAGGTGCTTTTGTTGCAACAGCCTTCATTGGTTGTCCACATTCTTTGCACATTTTCATCGTTTCCTCATCGGCGGCTTTTGTTTCAGTAGTAGCGGAATAACCACCCTCGGCGCATTTGCAATCATCCTCGGCTTTGCCACATTCCTTGCACATTTTCATTGATTCTTCAGCAGCCTTTGCAGCAGTTGATTCCTCATCGGTCATTTCGCTACCAGTGGATTCCTCAGTGGATTCCTCACCAATCGCTTTAATAACCTGGGTTGGTTCAATAATTTCGTCAGTCATTTGATTCTCCATTTCGCTGAGTTCCTCTACTTGTGTGAGTTCGTTACCGATTGACTTTGCAACCGTCAATGTGCATAGCGGATTAGCCGGGCGGTCAACAAGCGACACTTCCACAATCTGTCCGTCAATGATCCGACCACCAGCAGCCTTGTCATCTTTAATGACACGCGCGTTACGGATCCCAACGCTGAAACCTTTAAGAACACCGGCTTCTACTTTTTTAACCGAGGCAGGATCAACTACGCGCGCGGTGATCATGTGACGCGAACCAATCGCTTCATATTCAGTAGCGACACCAGCGGCAATGTTGGAATGCTGCTCGCGAATGTTTCCCCAGGCGAACCATTCCGGCATTGCTTTACCTAGCCAGGTCGGATCGCAAATTTGATTATCTGAATCAATGCTGTCGTCAGTAGCCAAGCCAACTACAAGAAGGCTTCCGTCTGTCTGCTTTTCTGATTTTAAGATTGGCGCAAACACTGATGCGTGCATCGCAACTACCGATTTTTCACTCATTGAATCCACTATCTTCCTAGCCCATGAAAACCCAGCGTCTCCACCCCAGGCATCCCAAGCAACACGACCTGCACTTGGTTTTGACAAGTTATCAAAGTCTTGACCCTTCTTGTCAACTTCATGACGAGAAAAGAAAGAATACATCCGCTTCACTGTTTCAAGCGATACCGCTTCACGGTTGGCTAATTGTGATGCGCGAGTGCGACCTGTTGCTGTGAAGCCTGAACCTGCGTGTCCTTCTTCTATCCACTTGATTGCTCGTTTAGCGGCTGACGCTATTTCGGCAGTGGGTTTATAGGTGTCCGGCATTAACTAATCAGACAGGGTTTGGATTGGTTTCAAGAATGTGGATAACGCCGGTGGTTGTTCCAACTGCGGCATACAAAGTGTCACCAAAAGGCACCGTGATCGTGTATGCGTCATAGTTGTTAGGCAAATGAAAACCCCAAGTGCTTGAAGTGTTTACGGTTGCATCACCAAAGTGAACATCCTTACCTGTGCTTGTCGTGTTGATAATGAGCGTGTCGCCGGCAGGGTTGTTGCATTTCCAAACGAGCGTTGCGGTTGTGCCAACGGTGATGTCGTATTGCTTCATTAAATCTCTACCTTCCAACAGTTTGCGCTGTCTGCACCTAAAAGCCATAAAGCGACAAGGCGATGATGCCCATCGTAAATCAGATTCATGTCGCCGTCTACCACGACATTAGGCATTGAACGGTTGTCGTGCGCCGAGTCGTTTAAGTGTTCCAAATGCCAGGCAACTACTTCGCGTTTAATAAATGGCTGCGTGGCGGTAAGTTCATCAATCCGGAATGATCGCAAAGGCGCGTCTGCCCATGTATCGGTTTGAATCTTTGGGCGATCTGCTTGCGCCCAGGGAACTTCAATGCGCCCCTCGCCGTCATCGGGTAAGTCTTTCAGCCTGGCTATGGCGCGATCTATGGCGTTTCGGTACACCTTCACAAGATCAGCCTCAATCGCTTTTGGTTCTATGTGTTTCATTGGTTTCTTCCCTGATTGTTTTGCAGGTTCCGGTGTGGGTGGTTGAATGTCGCCTTCGCTAATTAGTTCAGGGGTGTCTTGAACATTGGCGTGGGCTTCAGGAATTGCAAACTCGTCAAGGGAATCCAAAGGCATAAACGCTTCCGCATCTGCTTCCTGATCCGGTGTCAACTGGTACTCCTCCAGGGTTTCAAATGCGGAAGGTGATAATTGGCAGCCGCAATTCGGGTGGGCAGGGGCTTCAGGTGCCTCATCCAACGGGTACGGCGAACCAGCCTCATTCGCTTGGCAATCTTCACACACATCAGCATCACCGCTGGTTTCCCAATCCACATGAGACACTCCCATCTCAGTGTAAGTATCCACCGTTGCCTGGGCGTTCGCGATAGCCATTTCAGTGTGGGCGATCATTTCGGCGCGTTGGCGTGAACCAATCAACCCTTCAATATCTTTGGCGGCATCTAAAGGCGAACGACCTTCAAGCGCGGCAACGGCAAGAGAGTTCGCGATGCGTTCTTTGTAGTTGTCCTCAATGCCTTTAATCTCTTTTCCGGCATCGGCAAGCAACCCTTTGAACCCTGGGGCTGCGTCAAACAATTTCTGTGCCGCGCCTGAATCTCCTGGCTTCCAGTTCTCCCAATCCACATCACCAATAGACATCGGTGACTTGACACGATCACGGGCGGTTTTTACTTGGCGTTTCGCGGCGACATGACCCATCCAGCCGGCTTCCCAATACAACTGCCTAAGCAACGCGACACCGCGATCCCCGAACAAGTCCACATTTTGTTTCACCCATTGACGCGCGTCTGCACCGTCAGGCAATCGCAGGAAGTCCTCAGCGATTGTCTCCGCGTTCACGCGCCCAAGTGAAGCGAACTTGTCGGTGTATATCTCCACCAGTTTGTCGCTCACTATCCGTGCTGGATGGTTCGGTGGGAAGGGTTCCCTTCCCCTGGGTGCTTTTGGGATACCACCCTGCTTTCGGAGTGTCGCGGCGTAATGTCTCGCTGCGTCACCATCAGCGGAAGCGAGGGCGTTTAACTGTCCAGCCGTTTCCTGATCTAATTCTTTGAACACAAAGTCTCGCCGGCGTGAACCCTTTGACCATTTGATGAACTGCGTAAGTTCCAACGCTTTTGTTTCGGTTTCAGGATCAGGCGTGGCGGCAGGTTGAGTACCTGGCTCCGCTTCCGCTTCAATTTCCTCGGTGGTCGGATCGTCAACCAAATCCGGGGTTGCGTTCACCGCCTCAAATGCTGCTGCCACTGGACTCAAAACTGAACCAGCCATAACCATCGGCTGGTCTGCTTCAGGGAATGAATACAACGGCGCACCCATTTCGCTGCGGATCTCATTGAGTGGCTTTTGACCACTAAAGAACTCCAACTGGCGGCGTGTCGCCTGGAACATTTCGTCATCCTCGGTTCCGTCATTGAGGACAAACTTTAAGTCCTTTGGCATACCGAGGAAACGGTAAGACAACTGCGAGCAAAGTTCGCTGATCCATTCCACCACCGGGCGGATGCCGATTGTCTCTGCGCTGTTTGCTTCACCATCCTGGTGTCCTTTGCCGCCTAAACCTTCGCGCGGTACAACACCGATCTGTGAAGGCAACACACCAAAGTGACCGCAGACTTGTTTGATTAGGTATTCGTCATATTCGCTGCTGAACTTGCTGTCAACGCTTGGAGGGAAATGAGGTTCAAACCCGTTAGGGATCAGGCGCGCGCGGCGGCGTTGTTCCATGTTGCCGGACAAGTCATCGTTAAAGATTGCTTCAAACTGGCGGAGCAGCGCGGCATTGTTTCCAAACTGATCATCTGCCTTTAGGAACACATCCGGTGTTACACCATCGGTGTATTCGGTGCGGAGCCACTGTTGCCGTTTCAGGTAAAGGTCAACAACTGGTAGCGATTTCTCCACTGGTGAGTAACCGTAGGGAGTATTTGCCCTGCGCCAGCGTGGTGCGTACACCAAGTCGTCAGCGGTGAACTCACCATCGGCATCGGCTGAAGCGGTGAACTCGCCACGCGGATAACCGAAAATGATTTGCTGGTACGCCGGGAAAGGTGGGTGAGGGCGGTTGCCGTATTCGTTGATCAGCGGTTTGATTGTTGCACCGTCAAGGATCACCAACGAGTGAAGGTTTTTATTGTCCACCGTTCTGTTAGGGAAAATGGAAAGCGCGTCAATGACCATGACTTCTTCAATGAGCAGCATCACCCATTCTTGCCAAGACATACCGTTGATTCGGTCAGGCATACGCCAAAAGTCTTTAGCGGCAGTAATGCTAGGCATAAGAGAATCGCGAGCAATTTTGGCTGCTTTGACTTGCCCGACATTTTGTTCATCCATGACACGGCGAACAGCATCGTCAGACAATGTGATGTCCCATTTCAATCCAGCAATGATTGACTTGTTTGTTTCCACGCATTTGCGAACAATGTCAGCCTGTTCAGCGATGTCGCGTAACAACTGAAATGGCACCACCCGTTGTTCGGTGATTTGAATGTTCCAGGCAACCGGGTATTGGTAGCGGCGCGGATCTGCACGACCATCGGTTCTTGGCTGGTTAATGAACGCAGGGAACAGTGCGGTGTTAGGTGCGAAAGGTACAACGCCATCTTGTGGGTTGCGTTCCAATGGTGATCCAGCGATGCCGGCTTGAAGTTGCGCCGCAGCGATTTGATCTGCGGTTTGTGTTGTTGATCCAGCCGGGAGGCGTAATGCCTTTACGATGCGGTCACGAATTGCCATGTGTGGGTGCGCCTTTCAACAGGGGTTGCTTCACGCTTGAATAGGTCAGGTTAGTTGTTGCGGAAGTGTTATGCGACAAGACACACAGATGGTGTCCTGTTTGCGGTTTGGGTAACTGCACGATGGGCAGATGTGCGCGATCTGTGCGAGATATGTTTGCGCACCGGAATGTTGGATAAGATCAGTTAAAGCCCACACCAGCGCGTCAAGTCTGTCGGGTGATTTCGCTTCGTTCACTGTCCAGGTTGTCATTTGTTCTTCAAGTTTCGCGAGAACACCGACATGGTGAACTCTGCCTTGTTCATACAATGCGGATACAGGTTCGGCGCGTAATCGTTTGCCTTTGGAGGCGCGTACTTCACGGATCGGCAATGTGGGGCGCACTGTGCGTAAAACCTGGGTGACAAGTTCGCCTCCCTGGTTCACTTCCACCACTACCGAGTCGGCTTCGTGCCGGTCATAAGCATCCACGACTGCTCGCGCCCAGGCATCCGGTCTGCCTTGCATTGAGTAGTCCGCCAGGATGAAGCCGTGATTGTCATAGTCTCTGCCTGCCACGATGATTCCGGTTTCGTCACCTGTCTCGGTCACTGACGGGTCAACGGCTACAACGACACGCGCCAGTTGGGGTTCATCTTTTATTCGGTGTTCTTCAATCAGTGAAACTGTCCACAGTGCGCCTTCAACATCTTCAATGAGTTCGCCAAGTAGTTCCTGCCTGCCTAGTCGCGTTCCGTCATACCGTGCCATTAGTTCAGCCAGGGCTGCCGGTGCGAGGTTGTCTTTGTTGTCAAAGGTTGATCCGCGCGTGACGATCACCGAGCCGTCTTTTCGGGCGATCAGGGAACGGATGAAGGATTTGGTTCGGGGTGTTGTCGTGATGATGGTGCGTGGGTGTTGCCCCAGGCGTAATCCGAACTGCAACTGGTCAAAGGCATCCGGGTAGCGGAACGCCGCGAACTCATCCACCCAGGCACCGTGATGTTGAGATCCGCGCAAGCGATCCGGTTCGTCACCGGAGAAGCATTTGATTTTGGAGCCGTTTGTCAGGTTGATCTCACCGATGCTGCGGTTCCAGCCGTTTCGGGGTTTGAGTGTGCCGTAGCGGCGCAGGGCGTTCAGTACGCCTGATTCGCCTTCTACGCAAGTGTCACGAGCATCGCCAAAGGTCGGTGCCAGGATCGCCCACCTGGTATTGGGTTGGCATGAAGCCCACATCGCGATTGTCTCTGCGCCTACGCGTGTCTTGCCGAAACCGCGCCCGGCTTGGATGAGCCATATCATCCAGTCTCCATCGGGGGTTAGTTGATTATGTCGGGCGAGTTGGTGTTCCCACCGGACTTTGGCGGCGGCTATCTGTTGCGCGGTACTCATTAAAAGAGTTGGGGTTCTGTTTGTTCATACGCCCACTGGATACGCCCCTGAATGATTGGGAGGTATTCAGCGGTTAGTTCGCAACCGATGGCTTTGTGTCCTTCCATGATTGCAGCCATCAGTGTTGTCCCGGAGCCGGCGAAAGGTTCCAGCACTGTTCCGCCTGGCGGTGTCACCATCCGGATCAGGTAACGCATAAGGGCGAGGGGTTTAACGGTGGGGTGGAAGTTTTGGGCGGTGACTTTGGTGCTGTCGTTGCCGGTTGTTGAGGTGAACGCGCCTCCATCCATTTTGGGTGCGGCTACTTTGTCAAGGTGTCCTAGTCCGGCGTTCCGTTCAGCCTTGTTAGATTTCGCGCAATAAAAGAACCGGGCTGCCGATCCGATGTTTGGTTCCCAAATTGAATCATCAGAACCGCCAAATCCTGTACCTAAAAAAGTTTCAGCAGTTTTGGTTGCTTTATTTCCGCCGCCCGATTTTGTTTCGGGAAACAATTCCAAGACTTCATCGGAGCCGTCATGTATGAAGTTGGCTGGGAACCTTCCGCCTGTTGGTTTGTTGGCAGAAAGATCAACAGTGTGTTGTGCGCCTTCACTAATATATTTGCCACCTTTTGCGCTGATATTAGATGAAACAGGCTTGTCCCAAGCCTTCTCAAATCCATCATCGCTTGGTACTCGTGTTCCGTCAATGTTGATTGCGCCCGTACCCCAAGCGAGAACATTCCCGGCAACAGAACCAGCGAACGGTTTGCGCGCCATGACTATCGGCTCATGCGCTGGCTTCAATGCAGTACCCCACCCTTCCCACTGTTGCGCTTCCGGTGTTGTCTCGCCTGATCTTGTGAGCCGGTTCAGCGTGGTGTTGTATCCGTCATCGGTGTCATTCATAAAGCCCACACCGGAGGCTGGTTCGGCAGTAAACGAAACGCCTGCAGCCTTGTCTATCGCCTTGCTGACATTGTGCGATTTCGGAAACCCGGATCCATACACCCACATGATTTGGTCGCGGATCTCAAACCCAGCATCTTCAATCGCGCAGCCAAGCCGGTGATAAGTACGCGAACCACCAAACGCCAGTAGGTGACCGCCAGGTTTCAACACCCGGAGACATTCAGCCCACAGCGCGGAATCATAAGCAACACCGGAAGAATCCCATGCCTTACCCATAAAGCCCAACTCGTAAGGCGGATCAGTCACAATGCTGTCCACGCTGTTATCAGGCATCGCCTTGATCAGTTCGCGGCAATCTCCATGAAGTAACTCCACCCCATCAATTTTCATTCGTTACCCCTTCGGGTCATTTAAAGCCAGCAATTCAACTAGCCGAACAACTTCCGCGTCAATGCTCGCTGCGTCAGCGATGTCCACTTTCACTTCGGATCTAATCGGAGCATCCAGCCCCAAGTATTTAGCGCGGCGATCCAAGATCTTTAACGCGGTGTGGATCGCTTGGGTGTCTCCCTGCATAGCCCTGCCCCACACAGCGCGCTGTAAACGATCCAGGCGGTCAAGTTCCAGTTCGCGCATATCGTCAGCCCCAGCGTCAATGAGGGTGCGTTTGAGGGCGCGGTGGTATGCCAGGTATGCGCCTTGTGGGGTTGCATAGCCGAGGGCTTTGGCGATGTCGTCAAATGTGGCACCAGCGCGGCGTAATTCTATCGCTTGGCGTTCTTTGTCTATCAACTCCGGTGTTGGTGTTTTGTTTCTATTAGCCATGCTTCTATTCTGTCAGGAAGTTGTGGGCGTTGCCTGTGGCTTCCGCTATGGGTATTTGTCCGGTGAGGGTTTGGTACCTGGCGCAGATTACATCGCAGTAGTGCGGATCTAATTCCATGACGCGCGCGACACGCCCGGTGGTGTGGGCAGCGATGAGTGTTGAGCCTGAACCGCCGAATGGTTCCAGCACGATGCCGGCTTTGGGTGTTGATGATTTGATGGCGCGTTCCATCATGGCTACGGGTTTTGGCGTGGCGTGTCCGTGTCTGTCTATTCCAGTCACGCGAGGGAATGACCACACATCGGTCATGTTGTCGTGGGCGTTGTCAAAATAGGATCGGGTGCCTTCTAGTTTGCCGTTGATCACGGTGCGCCCGTTTCCTTTTACTCTGTCCCATTCTTGTTTGAGATCTTTCCAGGTTCGGGGGAAGTGTGGGGCGTAGGTTTGTTGGATTTTGGTGTAATGCTTTTCGGGGCAGAGTGTGAATTGTGATCGGCTGAACCAATGTCCCCACATTGAGATGCCGAGGAGGTCTTTGATGTCTTTGGATCCGATGCCGGCGTGGGTTGCTTCGGTTTCCATGTAGTTGCGTAACGGTTCCCATTCTTCAGGGAAGTCATCGCTGTTGATGTTGCCGATGAACTGTTGTCCGATTTGGATGAACAGGCAGCGTTCGCTGGCTTCGGGGTATTGAGTTAATCCTGGGCTGGACATTCCGGGGACATTCTTTTTATCCCATACGATCTCGTTGCGGATTTCTAGTGTTTCGGTTTTCCACATTTCGGCTTTCCACCAAAGTCTCCATAGGTCGGGGGCGTTTCCCCAAATGTAGACGGAGCCGTTGTCTGCTGTGTGGGGGCGGCAGGCTGCCCACCAGGCGAGTTGAAATGCGTCTAGTTTGTCGGCGTACAAGTTGTCGTTGAGTACGCCATCTTTTTCTTTTCCCATTCCGTATGGTGGGTCGGCGTGGATGAGGTTGGCGGTGTCGCTGGTCATTAGTTTTGCGAGATCGGTGGGGCTGGTTGAGTCGCCGCACATGAGTCGGTGTTCTCCCAGGATCCACACATCGCCGGGTACGGTTTTGGCGATGATTGTTTCGGGTACTTCATCGGGGTCGCCTGTTACTTCGGGTAGCAGTGGCGGCTGGTTGAGGTCGGCTAACAGTTGGTCTAGGTCGTCAGGGGTGAAGCCGGTACCGATTAGTTTGCGATCTGTTTCCATTAGTCCGGTGAGTAGTTCGGTTAATCCGTAGTCGTCATAGTTGGCGAGGTCGTTTGCGCGGTTGTCAACGAGCAGGATTCGTAGGGCTTGATCGTCATCGCAGTCCATGTATGTCACGGCGATGGTTTTGTGTTTGAGTTGTTTCGCTGCTTGGTAGGTGTGGTTTCCGGCGAGGATGTAGCCGGTGGATCGTTGAACAACGATGGGTCGGTATTGTCCGTGTTCTTTTAATGATTCGGCTATTGCACCGATGTCGCCTTGCCGCACATTTTGTGGATGTGGTGAAAGTTCGGTGAGTGTGACTTCTGTGGTTTCCAGCATGATCCCATTTTAGGGCTGCGCTGCGCTTGTGTTATCGGGGTGCCTGGTTCGCGTAGTGAATGGCTGAAAGGTGATCGCTTCCCGTTTCGCGTTTGAGGCAGTAAACGATGAACTGGTTGCAGGTCAGTATTTGCATTGCTTGATCAAGGTGGCGGTCTGTGGTTTCCATTAGTTGCCTTCGGTTGCTGGTTCAATGTGGAGGAGGTAATTGCCGAAAGGTTCGCGGCGTGTGTATGTGCGAACCATGTCGGTGTCTGCCAGTCCTTCGGTGAGATCCTGCAGGGCGGTTGTCCATATTGGTTGGCGTAACTTGACTGCGCGTAATGTTTCGGTGCGGATCGCGATGTTTGTTTGTGTGGTCTTGGTGTTCATTACTTTGCTTCCTTTGCGTAGATGTTGTTGATTGCTGCAACACAGGCTTCAAGTGTTGTGCAATAAATGCGGCTGGTTTCCATTGGGTGATTGGTCAAGAAGGCTTCAGGCTTCTTGAATGTGTAACGCTTGCTGCGTTTATCAAAACGCATAGTGGTGATTGTGATGCCATTGCACATCCATTCTTTGTCGCTAATTTTGATTGCTTTGTGGTTTGTGATGTTTTCCATGTCTCCACAATAACCGCTGCTTGTCAGAATGTTGCGGCAATCCGGAAGATTTCTGAAAAAAGTTACTTGCACTCTGCAACTATCGGTTAGGGGCGGTATTTGCCCCGGTGCCAATGATTTGCCAGCCAAACTTTCGGCTGAAGCCGGCGATGGTTGGCAATGCAGCCCCAGCCGTTAAAGCCCACCGCCGGGCGGAAGAATGGCTGGTGGTTGAGTCTTTGCTCAACGGTCATGTATTTGTCTTTGGTTTGGAACCCCAACACGCTGATCCGGTTCGCGATGATGATCTGTTGATCCACTGTGGCTTTGCCTGGGCTTGGGGCGTACTGATAGCCGCCATACGCTGCCCAGGTGCCTACATAGATACCCAACCCACCTGCCCATCGCCCTCCGTCATCCCAGCGCGCTGTCTGACCATCTACGGAGGATTCACACACCGCGACATGATCAGTCCAATACGGCACGGGCATCACCCTGGTGTGCCGCAGTTGTTGCGCCAGTTCAGTTTCAACCGTGATGGGGCGTGGGACATAAGGAACCAGTTTTGCGTTTACCGTTGCCGGTGGGATCGCAATCAGGAAACCCACCAGTAAAAGTAACGCGCGTGACTTCAGGGATTTGCTCCTTGTTCGGCGGATAGGTCATAGGCGCAAGGTATGAGCAATGCGCCCCGTTCAACTTCAAAGAGTTGTTCTAAGTAAACCAAGTTAGCCATAGTCGGGGTGGCTCTGCCACTTTCCCAAAGGTAGACCGCTGTTTGACTTACATTCATTGCGTTTGCGATTTTGCGCTGTGTTAGTCCGAGCCGGATTCGGTGAGATTTGAATAGGGTCGTGAATGTCATTGGGTTTTCCATTGGTCTTTTGATCGGGATGCGCGATAGTCGCCCATCGCTAGGGATAGTGATTCTTCGGTGCGTGGATCTAAATCGTTGGTGATGTAGTCGCGCATGAGGTTGTTAAGTGCGAATTGCAGTTTGTCGGCTAGTTCGCGTTCGTTGGCAAGTTCAACACGCAACTGGTGGATGGTGGTTTGTTGCTCGTTGATTGTTTGTGCTGCCGCGTTTGGGTCATAAGTCATGGTGCTAGTACCTTTCCTTTTGGTAGTGCAGATTGTAACGGCGTGTAACTACCAAACAATTAACACTGCAAGCACTGCCAACCCTGTGCCAACCAGGGCATAACGCCGGGTGCGTGGTTCAAGTTCTCCGGCGTTGTTAATCGTTGTTGCCAACATCAGCAGCGTCAGGAAAAGAAGGTAAGCCTTCGCTAGTAATTCCATTTTTGTTTCCTTTTGTAAAGCCGCGCCCTTTGCAGGTACGGCATTGCATATATTCGGACTCGTATTCGGATTCGTTGCCTGATCCGCCGCAGTCATCGCAGTTCTCAAAATATCTCGTACCCATTGTCAATTACCCATCCAACTGTTTCCAGTCGTCTGATGGTGTGGTCATGTGTGGCATGAAAACCAATATATCCTGCGGCGATGCTGTATATCTCGTAAACGACACGCACCCCGTTTCCGTTTGCGTCAGTTCTCATCGTGTTTGTTTTGAACCAGGTGCCGACAGCGAGGTCACGCCATTGGTACATCATTTTCTATTCCTTGTGTGCCAGTCGTATGTGAACAGCCACCCAAGAAAGCCGCCGCCTGCCATACCTAAAAAGGAGTACGCAAGGTCGCGCCATTCTTGTCCTAGATGAATTGTTACTTCTGAAATCATTTCTTTTTCTCCTGATGGTTTCGGATCATCCATTTGCCGCGCCCTTGATCAGTAAAATGCTGGGGGTTGTCTGTAATGAAAGAGCGAGCAGTTGGTAGCGACACTTGCATGATTTGTGCTACTTGAGCGGTTGTTGTTTCCGTGTTTGGGTTTTCCACGATGTGGTTCAAGATCATCCGGTGTTTGTCATCGGGGCGTGTCTTTCGCGCGTTAGCCAGCAGCGCAGTGATGATGTCGTAGGGAACTTGTCTGCGTATTGACGATGGCACATACGCGATCCAGTTCGGGGATCCGTGTTCCGCGATTGCGGTGGCTACTTGTTCAATCGGTGTCATTATTCGCCTGCCTTGATTGCTTTGTATTCTTCACGGCTGATTGTCACTTCTGTGAACTTGCCATCAACGGCGCGCACTACAAAGTAGATGCCTGACCATTCATCACCATGCGCAATGTCGGCTTGTGCCTTGATGGTGTCATCAATGAACTGCTGCGCTTGATTGAGTGTCTTGAATGGGTGCTTGCTGGCGTGTCCATCAACAACCCATTGCATAGCGTTGAGATTTACATACGCACCGGGGTTTTTGATTTCGTTTGACCTGCGGATTTCAATGCCGTTGTGCATGATCCGTTTTGTGATCTTTGGCTGGGTGTTTGTGGTGTTTTCCATAAGTAGAACTTTACCAGTTCCGAGACTAAAAGCAAGCATTACTTTTCACCCTTGCCTGATCCGCCACAATCGCGGCACGGCTCTTTACCCAAATCAGCCCCGTAATCACGCCTGCCGGTACCAATGCACCCCCTACAAGGCTCCAGG